CCTTTACATCATCTGGTTCCTCACCCTCATACACCGGCAAAGGCACACTCGATATCGCAGTATAAAAAGCCTTTAATAATGAATTATTTATATCTCTCATTCTATTATATTCTTAATATTTTTAATTAAATCGTCAATATTATTATTAACTGCCGGATAAAGAAATGGATGTGGCTTTGAGCCATATATCATTATTTTTTTAGCTATAGCATAGGCTTTGTCATCATCAATACCTTTACGTTTAGCCCAAGCCATTATGCTTTCCATAAACTCTTTAAATCCACCTCCAATAGTAGATTTACCCTTAAACTCATTTGCCAACTGTTGCCAAGTATCTGGAAGCGTTGACACATAATCTGACGCGAATTTTCTCGTACCAAACTCCACATAAGCCGCATATCTCGCAGAGGCTTTTATAGTCACATTGCCTTGCCCATACTCAGCTGATATGCTTTGCCTTAATTTGCCTTCATCAGCTGGAGCAAAATTCTTAGCATCTTTAGCAACTTTATCTGCAAACTGATTTAACTCCAACTGCAACTCTTCCTGAAAGTCATTAGCTAAGCCATCAAACTTCTTTATAAGTGCGTCTAAGCCTTTGACCTCTATTTGTGGCATATTAGTTTATTGATTCATCAACTTTAGTGGCATACACATATTCCCAATCCTTCGCCCCCTCCTCCTGTATCTGCAAATAATTAATCTTAAAAAATTGCCCCTCATACTCTATAACATCATTGCTCCTTGTTGGCCTCTCGGTCTCATACCGCATCACAAATATCTGGTCATATGTCCATTGACGCTGATAGTAGTCATTACGATTATTACCAAGCCTATTACGAGCCTCAGCCCACTTTGTCCAGTTACCAGTCTCTACCGCCTCCAAACCGCCTATATCGTTCTGCTGTGTGGTATATCTATGTATCGTTATGCGTCTGTTTAATTTATACACGCCTGAAAGGATTTAATAGTGATTTAGCAATAGGACTAATCTTGTCCATACTTTGCGCTCTATTATCATAAAGCCAATATATCTGATTTAACAAAGCCGTTTTTAATGTATTCGGCAATGTCTCATAACCTCCAATGTAATCAATAGTAATGTCAGTCTCACAAGGCTTCTGCAATCTCTTGAACTGATTGCCACTAAGCTCATAGTCCTGATCTAATACCAATATATTGCCATCCCTATCTTGAACCTGATTGATTGTAACAATAGGGCCATATGGGATGTAAATATCTCCATTCAAATTATTCAATACCGCTACTATCATATGCTCCACAAATCCTACGCCCGTATACGCCTCACAATCCTGCCTCGCCGCAGTAATCAACGATGTAATTAAAGCATCATCTGTATTAATGTCAACCTTGCAGAAGTCTTTAGCCTCCGCTAATGTAACTGGCTCAACGATAGCATCATCATTGAACTCTATATCTAAAACTGAATTATATGAAACCATAACTAATCTTTTTTAAAAAGCCCCCACCAAAAGTGGCAGGGGCGTTATTATTGAAACCGAACCCACACAAAAAAAATTATGTGTATATCGTATCTCCATTCTCGGTTAATATGTCAGCGCCATTCTCTTCTTGCAATGGCTCACTGACTATTAGTCCAAAAAAATGGCAGATTGTGGCAACATCAGATTGATCTCTTCCTGACACTCGATTCTCGCAGTAATCAAGTTTTTAGTGAAGTTATCAGCATCTTCCATCGCAAAAGTCACATTAACTGCTTCTGTCTCTACTCTCTCCAGATAATCCATATCAAAGATGAGATATGTGTTATCAGTAGCCCAAGATGCAGCAACTACTGGAGTACCAGCAATCACAACAGCACCAGAAGCCACAGAACTAACACCAGCAGCACCAGGATAGTAACCATTAGTCAACAAAGTCTTGTTGATGTCGCTAAGAGTCTTAGGACTAACTACGCAATATGAAGCATTAAAGTTAGCAGACTGTTGGTTAGCAATCAGGTCCATAATAATCTCAACTGGATTAGTACCAGATGTTGTGTTAACACCAGTAGCAGCACCACTCACAGTAGTATAGAATGAAGAGTTCTCAGTCTTGTAGAAATCTCTATTCAACAAACGTGGAAGAGTTGTCTGCATATAAGGCAATTGCTTAGCCATTTGCTTAGAGAAACGAGCGAAACCAGCGATGTAGTTCTCAACCACTTTAACTTCTGTGAAGTCATACTGTACCTGAGTCTTAGGCTGACCTTCAGTCTGAGTTCCCATAGATTGTACACCAGATGTCTCACGATACTGAACATAAAGACCAGTAGGAGATACCGCAGTACTAACCAAGTCTCTCATATTAATTTTCTGAGAAGGCAATAAAGCCTGACGAGTGCTATAAGAAGCAACGCCACTCAGATTACCATCAGGAGAAAGTGAACCACCCAAAGTCATATCACCCTTAACTTCCATTCTGAAAGTCTGACCTTGTTTAATGTTTTGGATAGCATCAAAGTTATCTTTAAGTGCTGCAGCAAAAGCCTCATCGAAAGTGATGATTTTCTTGTCAGACTTAGTAGATTTTACTCTTGATTGAACTTGATCAAGTGCCTTAACAGTTGCAGCCATATCAGCCTTAACTTTAGCAACTTCCTCAGTCATAGATTTCAAAGCGTCAGCACTGTCATTAGCAGTTACGTCAGCAATCTTTGCATTCACATCAGCCAATACAGATTTTAACTGCTCGGCAATTTCAGATTTAGTTTTCTCGCTGATAGAAGTCTCCAATGTGGATTTTAAACCTTCCAATTCAGCCATCAATTCTTTCTTTTCCATTTTTACTTTTGGATTTTTAGGTTATTGTTAAATTGTCTAATCGCCTCGATTAAATCAGACTCCGGCTGAGTGGATATATCCGGCTGAGTGGACTTCTTACTATCGAGAATTATTTGTGCTAATTGCTTGCTATAAAGAAGCAACATTTGAACGGTATCATCTGTGGCAGTAGTATTACGACAGAACTTCTCTATCGCATTATGCTTCGCCACCAATAAATCTAACTCCGTCTCACTCTTCAGCGATGTTATCGGAGTTAATGGGTTTGCACCCCAAGCAGTTAATGAACTGCCCTCGTATAACTTTATCTCTGTAATCTCAAAAAGACCCAGAGAAGGATTCTTTTGATAGTTTTCATAAGACTGGATTTGATTGCGCTTGATAATCTTGAAGCCTATACTATGCTCCGTTATCAATCCGCTCTCGACCATCTTGATAAAGTCCTCGCCAGCTTCGTGGCTTCCTATTTGGCTTTCATAAGACAACCCATAACTATCCTCCTTCAAACTGACAAGCTTACCCAAAGGAATAGTCGGATCGTGATTCAATAGATGCTTGATTCGTGGAAGCGATGAGTCTGGGCCGTTCTCACGGATAGTCTTGGCAAATGCGCCAGGAACTATGATATCCCCATCTCCATCCACATTGTTAAACTTTGAGAAATAGCCTGTGACTATTCCCTGCTTCGGATTAATGTCAATAACCTCAGCTATCAACTCCTCCGTCTTAATATTTAATATGTTCCCCACGATATAAAGTTATTAAAATATATTTAATTTGAAAAAATTATCTGCGTCTTATCAGTCTGCCTCTCGCATCTCTCTTCCCCTCAAATCCTACCACACACCTGCAATTAACCACCTCTACCGCCGGAACTGGCAAGCCATTAGGCTGAGTCCTTACTCCCGGTTGCATCATTTGTATTTGACCAAGCTTCTGCGATGTCAATGTAAATGGCTTATCATAATCCTCCGTCATACCATCAATAGTCAAATGATTTGCCCATTGATTATGCCTTGTCCTATTGTCCTGTACACTTATCCAAGTCTTTGTCATCTCTAACCCTGATTTTTTTGCATATATCATCGCCGCCCCATTGGATGCAGTCACCGTTTCCGTTCTCGCTATCCTCCTCGCTCTCATAGGTCCTAACTCTGTACTGGTAGTTATCATCCTGACTATGTCATCGTTGCTCAATCCCATTATTGCCGCATTGCCAAGTATCTTAGATATTATCTGCCTTGAATATGCTGTTATATTCTCAGCATCATTCAACAAGTCAATACCATAATACTCCTGCATCAACGCAACTATCTCAGCATTAAATCCCATCTGTCCAGTAGCCTTATTTACATCCATCCTCGTCACTCTCGCCCATTTAGGCCCTACTGTCTTATACAAATCATTTAACACAGTATAAATTGGATAAGATGGAATAGACATCACATCCTGAGTTTTCAGGAATGCCTTAACTTGTATCTGTAATGCTTGGGTAAATTTCTTCTCATAGTACTTCTCGTACTTTTGCTGGAACCGATTCCACTTATGCCAGTAATCCATCCGCTCTTTCTTTGTCATCGGTTATACTTGTACATTTATGGTTACTCCTCCCGGATGGCCAAGTCTTGCAGCTAATGTCTTTTTAACTTGGTCTTTTTTCCAATCGTTCTGCTGCCTCTTACGTGGACACGATGGTTGAGGCAGTTCCTCCATCAGTACAAACATTATTTTTTTCTCAATAATGCTCACTATTTGCTCTATTGATTTTGTTTCGCTCATTAATCCAATGGCATTGTAACATCCGCAACCGCTCCAAGATCACTCAGCAACTGCTTACCTGAATCCACAATTATCTCATTCATCAGAGGGTCATCCAACTCCTCAAAGCCCATCAAATCCCTTTTCTCATTTGGTGTTACCCACCACATAGTCACCAACGCATCAGCCTGCATCTTCATATCCTCCTGCAATGCTGGTATCTCTGACAGGTCTATTTCTATAGTACGCTTAACTCCATCTGTCGCATACATAGGTATTACACCTTTAACAAGTGCATCCCTGAACAGATAGATATTTGGTAGGATGGAATTTGTGTATAACATCTTCTCAGCTGACGCAACGTTATTGTATGTTGCACTGTCTTGATTATTCAGAAGCACCTCTGGGAACTTGTAGGCATTACATAACTTGGTGAAATCAACTCCAGCCAAATCATTTACATCCATATCAGCCAAACTAAGACCCAAAGGAATATACCCCATCTCACCAGCGGCAAAATATGGCGCACCCTTATTACCAGCATTCCTTAGATATTTGCTGAAATCATTCTTACGCTGACCCAATGTCTCCACCGCATAATCACTCTTCTCAAACACAATTCCCGGCACACCACCATTCTGCATCTGTGCAACTGACGCATCCATTGACGCATTCCATCTTGTCAATCTCTTACTCAATACCTGCAATGGACTCAATCCCCTCCACTCCATTCCGTTAGTTATTGTCGGATTGTAATACTTAACGTGGATAACCTCATCAACACTCAACCTGCCATTAAAGCCAGCATCAAAATACTCATAGCCAATCACACGCTGAGGGAAGTCTTCACTTATTACCACAATCATATTCTGCCCCTTCATCGGATGCAGAATTACCTTACCAGCATTAGGGCCTAACTCAATTACCTCCTTATACAAAAACAATTCACCAGTTATGTAAAGTATTGTATAATACATCACCAACTCCTCATAACTTAGACTATTCAAAAACTCTACAAACTTATCGCCCTCCGGCAAATCCTGCATAGACTTGCTCTGATAATATTTGCCGAGTAGTGATGTCTTGCTATACTTTTTCATAGCTTTAATCTTACTATCATCAATCACCTCGTACCCATACATCGGAATCCTCGCCGCAGTCTGAGCCAAATAAGACACAATACTGTACACATCATCAACAGTACAATATGTTTCTATGTTCTCAACATTCAACCAACTCGGATAGATGCTGGTTGATACGCTGATAACGTTACTCAAATTTGTTCTCTGTAATTGCTTAACCTGTTGTGAAAGATTCTCAATCGTCTTGCTTCTGCCGAAAAGCTTATCAATCATTCCCATATGCAAAAATCAATTTTGGTTTTAACTCAAATATCTCCCTCATCATAAACATATCCATTAAGTCAGGACTATCTCCATTCAACTTTACCTTCATCTCATCCTTACCGATAATCCTCAATTTACCATCATAGTCAGCCTTGTCGCGCTTTATCGCCTTACGCTCATAAATAAACCTCTGCCTCACCGTCTGCTGATTGTTGTACATCTTGTTGTACACATTTGCAGATATCTTCATCTGCCCATTTTTCACTCTATCACCACTACGATAAAAACATTGAGCCTTAAGATTAATATAATTTTCTTTTAATAATCTACCGCTCACATCATCCTTAACCGCCATAGGTGACGCACCGCCATTAAATGGAACTGCACCACGTATGAATCCATCAATGTATGACCCAACGCCATCACTATCGTAACAAATATAACGATTTTCTACCGAATATCTTTTAGCCAAATTATTTATTAAGTCAATAACCTGCTTGCCATCACTCTTATCCATTATCTCAATGTCCATCAACTCAAACCCTTCCCAATATCCTACTACAAGCTTATTGCTACCCTTCATCGCAATATCAGCAGTAATATACCTGCCTTCCTTCGCTGGTATCTTAATATCTTCAAACAACCCCAAGAAATGATCATACTCATAAATGTCCATCGGGCTGTTGCTCACCTTCCATCTTCCCTCCAGCAACTGCCTCCTCGTATCCTCATCCTGACTAAGCAAGTTGCCCGGATAACTTGGATCATACTTTAATCCCTCCTTATTGTCGTAGATACTTCCAGATACAAATGTGATGGACTTAATAAAATGCTCTTTACTCAGTCCTGACTCTGATATCATCGGAGCAATAATATGCTGGCTCTTATCATACACATCATCATAACTGTCACCCCATATGTAGTCATTGCCATACTTCACAAAGTATCTAAGCTTGCCCCTTCGCTCCAATATTGGAAAGCCAGTATCTGCATCTATCCACCACGATATCAACTTATACACCCACGACTCCGGGTCTGGATTACAAGTAGCCCTGACATATGGCTTAACACCACAATCCGACCTATTACGTGATAGTAGATAGAAAAACATCGACTCAGTAAAGTGTGTTAATTCATCAAATGCCAAGAAGGGAATCTGCGCACCTTGCCAATCATATTTATTTTTTTCATACTCCAAATGCCTGAAGGATAGTTTTGCCCCAGATGGGAATGTCCAGTCAAGGCTTGACTCTCTTGGCTCAGCACCGCAAATAGGATATAGCTTTGTTGATGTATCCCATAATCCACCCTCGTTCCTAATCTGTACCGATGTCCGCCTAAATATCACGCCGCCAAACTTTGGGACTTGTATGTGACGCAATGGATCAAGCAAAAGCGCAAATGTCTTGCCGACAAATGCTGCCGCTCCTCCAATGACTATATCTGCCTTACTCGATAATGCAATCTGTTGGTATCCAGGTTGGGGTTC